TGCCGCTTGCCGAGGGCGGAACGCACGACGAAGCGAATCTCCAAGCGCTCTGCGTTTCCTGCCACGAGCAGATTCATCAGCGTGCGAGACGAGAGGGGTAGGGGGCATCGAATCTCTGCAAAGAAAGTGTCCCGCGACCGGCGTGGGCTCTCGCGTGAAAAATTTTTGAATCAAACACCCGATTTTAGCCGACTGCGTGTCGGCTATTTTTATGCGCCGTTTTGGAGGTGATGGGATGGTGAAAGATGGAACGTATCGTGGCGGTCGGCGCGTGCGGGCTGGCGCGAAGCCGGACGCGCTCGTTGACAAACTGAAAAAGGGACACGTTGCAGAAATCCTCGAGCCGCCCGTCACGGAGCTTGCGCCGGACGGCCTGCCAGCGCCGCCCGACCTCGCGGGCGAGGAGATGCCCGAGCCGGGCGCATACCTTTCGGCAGTCCAGCGCGACGGCAAGCCGCTCGGCGCGGACATTATCTATGCCGAGACGTGGGCATGGCTCAAGGCGCGGAAGTGCGAGCGGCTCATCAACAAACGGCTGCTCGAATCGTACGCGATGGCATTTGCGAGATATGTGCAGTGCGAGGAAGCAGCGACGACCTACGGCTTGCTTGGCAAGCACCCGACCACGGGCGGAGCCATCACCTCGCCGTTCGTCACGATGGCGCAGTCGTTCCAGAAGCAGGCGAACCTGCTCTGGTCGGAAATCTTCGAGGTCGTGAAGCAAAACTCGCTCACGCCCTACGAAGGCATGCCGCAGGATGACGCCATGGAGCGATTGCTCCGTGCGCGGCGCGGGTGAGGCGGCTCACTTTTCGTTATCACATGGCTCACATATTCGCGATCGGAGGGAATCGGATGCAGCGTATCGCCATCATCGACGCCGACCTCGTCGGCAGGAAGCGCCACCGCTTTCCGAACCTCGTGTGCATGAAGCTCTCGGGCCATCACAAGGAACGAGGGGACACAGTCGTTTTGAAACAAGGCTATGACGGCCTTGCCGCATTCGACCGTGTATATCTTGCGAAGGTCTTCACGGACACGGCGGTGCCGCCCGACGTGCTGCGCCTGTCGAACGTCGTGTACGGCGGCACAGGATTTTTCTACGACCGGGCCACGCCGCTGCCGAGTGCTATCGAGCACCATCGACCAGACTACCATCTGTACGACGGCTGGGTCGAATCGCAGCTGGCGGCGGGAAAGCGACGGCAGGAGTATCGCTACTATCTCGACTACTCCATCGGATTCTTGACGCGAGGGTGCTTTCGTCATTGTTCGTTCTGCGTGAACCAGCACTACGATCGCGTGATGGTACATAGTCCTCTCGCGGAATTCCTTGCGCCCGACCGAAAGAAAATCTGCTTGCTCGATGATAACTTTTTCGGTTGTCCTTCGTGGAAGCGGCTGATGGCAGAGCTTCAAGCGACGGGCCGTCCGTTCCAGTTCAAGCAAGGCCTCGACGAGCGCTTGCTGACGGAGGAGCATTGCGAAGCGCTCGTGGCGTCGAAATACGACGGAGAGTACATTTTCGCGTTCGACAACATTGCGGACGCCCCACTCGTCGAGCGGAAGATCCAGCTGTTGCGGAGATATACACCTGCGGTGTGTCGCTTCTACTGCTTTACGGGCTACGACCGCGAGGGCAAGTGGGACGCCGCTTTCTGGCATCGCGACCTCGTCGAGTTGCTCGAACGCATCCGCATCCTCATGCGATACCGCTGCCTGCCGTACGTCATGCGTTTCGAGCGTTACGTGGAAAGCCCGTATCGCGGGATGTATATCACACTCGCCCGCTGGTGCAATCAGCCAGCCTTCTTCAAAAAGAAAAGCCTGCGCGAGTTCGTCGAAGCGAACGGCGCAGGCAGCGTTACCGAGAGATATTTCAGCGGCTTCGAGAAAGCATTTCCCGAGGCCGCTTCGTTTTCGGATTTGAGATTCGGGGAGGTTTAGACCCTTGGCAGATACACAGAAATTCGAGCAAATCCCGATTGACGAGCTCGTGCCGTATGCGCGGAATGCGCGGACGCACAGCAAGGAGCAAATCCAGCAGCTGCGCTCGTCGCTCCGGGAGTTTGGTTTCGTCACGCCGGTCGTGATTGACGAGAAGCACACGATCCTCTGCGGCCACGGGCGCGTGGAAGCGGCGAAGGCCGAGGGCATGACGAGCGTGCCGTGTGTCTACGCCGAGCGCCTGACGGATGCCCAGAAGCGGGCGTTCATCCTCGCCGACAACCGTCTCGCGCTCAATGCGGGATGGGATGACGAAATGTTGCGCGTTGAGTTGTCCGATCTCCAAGGCGAGGACTTCGACCTCGGGCTCATGGGCTTTGACGAAAAAGAGCTCGCGGGGCTCTTCCAAGACTCCGACGGCGGCGCGGAAGATGACGGCTACGACCTCTCGGCGGCGCTTGAAAAAGCGTCGTTCGTGGAGCGCGGCGATGTCTGGACGGTCGGCAGGCACCGGCTGGTGTGCGGCGATGCGACGAAAGCCGACGATGTCGCGCTGCTCATGGACGGCAAGCAGGCGAACCTCGTCGTGACCGACCCGCCGTACGGCGTCTCGTTCCAGAGCGCCAGCGGCCTGTCCATCCAGAACGACTCGATGAAGGATGAGGAGTTTTACCAGTTCCTGCTCGCGTCGTTCCAGAACATGGCAACGCATCTTGAAAAGGGCGGCGCGGCCTATGTGTTCCACGCCGACACGGAAGGGCTGAATTTCCGCAAGGCGTTCATCGACGCCGGATTCCATCTGGCAGGCTGCTGCATCTGGGTGAAAGATTCGCTCGTGCTCGGGCGCTCGGATTACCAATGGCAGCACGAGCCCATCCTTTACGGCTTCCTGCCGAACGGCCACCACCCGTGGTACAGTGACCGCCGCCAGACCACCATCTGGAATTTCAAGAAACCGAAGAAGAACAAGAATCACCCGACCTCGAAGCCGCTCGACCTCATCGGCTACCCGATCGGCAACAGCACGCAGGCGAACGGCATCGTGCTCGACACGTTCGGCGGCAGCGGCTCGACGCTCATGGCGTGCGAGCAGATGAACCGCATCTGCTTCACGATGGAGCTTGACGAAAAATACGCCTCGGTCATCCTGCGGCGATACGCCCGCGACACGGGCCGCCCGCAGGATGTATTTGTGATGCGCGGCGGCAAGCGGTACGAATATGCCGACCTCGTGAAAGAGGTCGAACCCGCAGAGTGAGTATCGAAAGGAGTCAGCTATGCGTGTATTTCTGAATCCCGGCCACGACCAGCACTACGACAGCGGCGCGGTGCATCCGCGCACGGGCCTGCGCGAATGCGACGTTGCCGCCGAGGTCGGCGCGCTCGTGCAAGGGTATCTCGAGCAGGCAGGCTGCGAGGTGGCGGCCCTCCAGAGCGACAATCTCAACGGCGAATCGCCGTGGCTGCCGTGCGTCGTGCAGTCGGCGAACGCCTGGCCTGCCGACATCTTCGTGAGTCTCCATTGCAACGCCGCGAACGGGCAGGCGCGGGGGACGGAGACGCTCGTTTTCACGACGGGCGGCGAATCGGAGCGGCTGGCGCGTTGCATCCAGCGGCAGATCGTGGATGCCGTCGGCGCGGTCGATCGCGGCGTGAAGGAACGTCCTGACCTCTGCGTGCTGCGGCGTACGGATATGCCGGCTGTGCTCGTCGAGATGGCGTTCATTGACAATGACGAAGATACCCGTCTTTTGACGGAGCAAACGGATGAAATCGCCAGGGCCATCGCCCGTGGCGTGACGGATTACGAACAGGAGACTTTTCAATGAAAATCGACATGGTGAAGCAGGAGCTCAAGAACCGCATCGGGGACTTCGTGCAGGACGAGGCGAAGGCCGCGACGGTCGTGTGGCTGAAGGACAAGGCGCTGCCCGCCGTGCAGGACGTGGCGGATGCATACACGGCGGCGCTCAAAGCGTCGGCGGCGGACGAGACGGGCTGGTGCAGGTTCCGCGACGCGATTTTCCTGCCAGGGCTCGTGGATGCCGCGCTCTGGCTCATGGGCAAGGCGCTCGGCGAGATGGCAGAACGGCAGGGCTGACAGATGGCGGGGGAATTGACGCTCGGCAGCCTGTTCGACGGGAGCGGAGGCTTTCCGCTCGGCGGGCTTCTCGCAGGCATCCGCCCCGTGTGGTCTTCCGAGATCGAGCCGTTTGCCATCCGCGTCACGACGAAGCGCCTGCCGTTTGTGAAACACTACGGCGATATCCGGACGCTCAAAGGGGACGAGCTCGAACCTGTCGATATTTTGACGATGGGCTCGCCTTGCCAGGACATTTCCATCGCGGGCAGGCGCGAGGGGCTGGCGGGCAGCCGGTCGGGACTTTTTTACGAGGGCATCCGCATCGCGGAGGAAATGAGGAGGGCAACGCATGGCAGCAAGCCGAGATACATCGTCTGGGAGAACGTCTACGGCGCGTTCTCGAGCAACGGCG